GAGAAGATGGACCTGCCCTGGTTTGCCTTTATGCCTGATCCCAATAACGTGCCGGGATCCATTGGTGAGGATGTTTACTTTTGCAGGAAGATCAAGGAAGCAGGGGTGCCCATTTACATCGACCATGACGTGTCCAAATCCGTCAAGCACATGGGAGACCTCGCATATTCCATGGACCACGCTTTGACCTTTGAGGACCACTACATTGAGCAGGACAAAAAGTATCATCATCCGGTGACGATAGAGGATCCCAATCCTAAGGAAAGCATGATCTTCATGCCTGTCGAGGATACGAAGCAGGCAGAGAACAACATGCGGTCCCATTACTGGAATGGAGTGGCCATTACGAATAAGAAAATCGATGCACCTGATGGGTGGGAAACAACCGACAATCTTGATGTGGTGGCCCTCTATCCAGGCCTGAAGCATTACCTGATCACCACAGATGATTTTGTCCCTGGATTGGACTGGGCGAAAAGAATGGCCCAACGATGTGGACCTTGGGATGTTTTCTACGGACCTGATCGGGTATTCGACGAAAAACTCCCGACTCATCCCTGCATTGGAGGGGAACTGGTCAAGCATGTCGGATCCCTTTTCCTGGAGAACAAGTGGTTCTGGAGCAATGCCTGGTATGACATCGGAACAGAACTGGGCACTCTCAAATACTTCGGAGATGGATGGGGAGACTGGCAACTGAAAGATCGGAAGGTCGGAGAGAACGAAGGACAGGCCTATATCAAATGGAAGGATAATGAGTTCGAGCCTCTGACCAAAAAGCTCAAGGCCCGGATGGAGGAGTACCAAGCACCTGCGAAAAAGGCAGCCTGATGGCCATATCAAACTACGCAAATCTGAAGGCCTCAATCGGTGATTTCCTGAACCGATCTGACTTGGCCACAGACCAGTCAGACGGGTCCACTGTCATTGAGAAGTTCATCGAGTTGGCAGAGGCAGAGTTCAACCGGAGGCTTCGGGTAAGGTCCATGGTTACCAGATCCACCATCACAGTGAACTCCCAATATACCGACCTTTCCAGTGACCTCACAGACTATTTGGAACTGAAGAACATCACCCTGGAACCAACCTCCGGGGGACCAATTGTTCTGGAGTTCAAGACCCCCCAGGCCATGGATGAATTCAGATTCCAGAGGGCAGGGGCCACCGGGAGGCCTATCTGCTACGGATTGATCGGATTTGAGTTGGAACTCGGCCCGGTGCCAGACGGAAATTACTCGGTGGAAATCACCTACTACAAAAAGATTCCTGCACTTTCTGATTCCAACACCACCAATTTCCTCCTGACCAGTCACCCGGATCTCTACCTTTATGGATCCCTGGTTCACTCGGCACCCTACCTGATCGATGACCCCAGGATAGCAGTGTGGAAGGCCTTGACTGAGGAAAGGATGCAGCAACTGGTGATCTACGACGAGAGAGGCGAAAATCCAGGCACGGCACTCAACATGAGCATCAAAAGGCCATATTTCTCAGGCCCTGTGAGTAACCCGATTTACTACCGATAAAATGGCTACCAATACCTCTGATTTTTTCACGTTTTCCAAGACCGCAGGAACTGCCAAAAATCTCCAAAAACCAACAGATGGCGGAGATAATAATTTATGGGGTGGCTACATCAATGTGGATCTGGACACCATCGTGGGAGCAGTGAATGCAACCTCCGACCTCATAGCAGATGCCAATCAAAATGAACTGGTGGATTTTACGGCCACTGGGTCTGCGGTCAATCATGTGGGAATCACCAATGCTGCCACAGGGAACGGACCTACCATTGAGGCCAAAGGGGATGACACCAACATTGATCTGAATGTTTCAGGTAAGGGAACAGGGGCACTTACATCCACAGGGGCCAAGCTAACAAGCCCGAAAGTTATTACCGGAGTAAATGACACCAATGGAAATGAACTGATTAAAGTCACTGCCACCGGGTCTGCGGTCAACGAGCTCACAGTTGTTAATGCTGCTACTGGAAACCCCCCTGAAATACAAGCAACAGGAGGGGACACAAACATCCATTTAAAACTGACACCTAAAGGAACTGGAGGTGTATCCGTAGGTGATATTCTTCATGCTTTTTTACCAGTTGGAATGATTTCTCCATTTGGCATTACAACTGTTCCAGCAGGATGGTTGTATTGCAATGGTACTACTTTAGGAAATGCCTCATCAGGAGCAACAAATGCTTCAGATGACTATGAAGCACTTTATGACTTAATTAAAACTCTTTGGGGCAATTCAGGCGGAACTTTTTCTGCTGGGAACACTATAAATTTACCGAATTTGCAGGCTGCTTTTTTAAGAGGTATTGATGCCAATACAGGGCATCAAATGGCTGACGGGAATAATTTTTCTGGCCCAACATCAGTTGGTAGTTTTGAGAATGACTTGTTTCAAGGGCACTACCATATTGTTAGATTCAGAGATAATAGTAAATCTTTTAACCGATCTGGAGATCAGGGATCGACAGGTGCTACAAACCGATACCATGAGGGAACTGAAGGTACTAACTCCCTACAAGCGCAAGCTTTCACCGACGACGGGACCAACGGAACCCCGAGAGCTGGTGATGAAACCCGACCTTTCAACGCAGGCGTTAAATACTGCATAAAATTTTGATGGCTTATATTTACAAAATTAATCACATCAGCAGGCATTCTGCTTCTCATCAGTTTGACATCTCTTCAGGCAGTCAGATCCCTGGTGGATTCGGACTCTCTGGAGTGCATGGCCACGGCAATATATTGGGAGAGCAAAAGTGAGTCAACGGCAGGGCAGATCGCAGTCGGGCAAACAATCCTCAACCGGGCCAAGCATCCTCGCTTCCCAGGCTCCGTCTGTGGAGTGGTTAAGGAGGGGAAACATATCCAAGGCCTCCCGGTCAAGGACAGGTGCCAGTTCAGTTTCTACTGTGATGGCAGGTCAGACGTTCCCAGGGAACCGAAGGCCTTCGAGAAAGCATTAAGGCTATCTGAATGGCTCCTTCTAACGAAAGACTGGATTCCAGACTTGACGGACGGGGCACTCTATTATCACGCCTCCTGGATGGAGATATGGCCAAGATGGTCACAAGAAAAGCGAAGACTTTTGCAAATAGATTCGCATGTTTTCTACCAGTGATTTTGATGCCTTTTGCAGTGTATGCAACTGGCCATCATAGCCCGGTAGATCCTCAGTTTCATCAGTTCCAGGCAGTTCAAGCTCCTGCACCAACAGCAGGCAATGTAACCGACATGCTGGTAAATATCTTCTTGGAGCAGGGAGTTTTGGGGGCCATGCTGATTGTTCTGGGAATCTATTTTTACAAGATGGAGGGGCAGGCACGGCAGGACCGATTAAAGCTTCAGGAAAAGTTTGAGACTCTGGTCACTAGAAACCAGGACAACCTGATTGAGGTCAAGACCCACCTAGCCAGTCTTGATGCCAGAATGGGCAACCTGGAGAGGGAAACAGAGGGATTAAAGGATTTCATTTTTACCAAGATGAAAGCATGAAGAAATGGCTGAAACGATTGAAAAAATTACTCGGACGGATCCTCCGCAGGAAAAAGGGAAGGATCCAGTAGATCCAGACGTGCAGATTGCCAAGCTCAGATTCTGGGCAAGGTTATTGATCTCTCTGATGGCGTTCTGCCTTTTTGGCTTTTTGGTGATCACCATGATCAACAAGCCTGATGAGTTGGCGCAATCTAGCAAGGACCTGATCAATTTAGCTTTCGGAGCCTTCTTGCCCATCATTGGGATGTTAGGGAAGTTTTGGTTTGAGGCCTCACCAGAACCATTGAAACCAAAGAACGAGGGGCCTACTCAATTTGAACAACGTGTCGATATCACGGCACCCAACCAAGAAAAGGAAGTCTAATGGCACCAATACTTTCAATGTTAGCAAACACCCTGTTTTCCATCGCAGCCGACAAATTACAAACGGCAGGACGAGACCATATCATGAAGGCCATCAATGAGAACCTAGATGATGATGCCAAGAAGGTTCTTGACCAGGCCATCAGTGATGACAAGGGACACAATAAAAACTCTCTTTCCGATCTGCTTGGATGAGGATCTCGGACCATTTCCGAAAACAGGAGTTTGAGAAGAGTGCAACTGCCATGAGGTTGGGAATATCCAACACAGTCACCGAGCCTGAACTGGTGGCCAACATGGTGGCCCTTGCTGCTAATGTTTTGGAGCCATTGAGGGCCAAGTGGGGGCCTGTGTCACTGAGTTCCGGGTACCGACACCCTGATCTTTCTCAGGCCTTAGGATCTAAACCGACCTCGCAACATTGTTTCGCAGAGGCAGTTGATTGTGAGATGTTCAAGAGCCCCGGCAATAGGCCTGTTTTCGAGTGGTTTGTGAATGAGTCAGGCCTCTCATGGGACCAGATTATTTTGGAGTTTGAAGGTGAGGATCCCTTTGATGGATGGCTCCACATTTCCTCCAAGAGATGCCTTTCCGAAAACAGGAAGGAAGTTTTAAGGGCAGTCAGACAGGACGGCAAAACAGTCTATCTCCCAGGAATCAACTGATGGCATACCTATCTCTGGACATCCCCCCCGGTGTAGTCAAGGCCGGGTCTCAGGTTGAATCAAACGGCAGATGGAGAGATGCCAATCTCATCCGATGGCACCAGGGCAGACTTAGGCCTGTCGGAGGATGGTTTGCAGAGACTGATGCCATGACCGGAGCTCCTCGGACCATTCTCACTTGGTCCACTAATAACGGGTTTGCCCAGATGTTCATTGGAACGAATAACAGACTTTATCAATGGACAGGAGGCACGGCATTGGTTGAGATCAGTGACTATCTGACCGGAGGGGGAACTCTCAATGCTTCCATGGTCACCAATGGCTCAACCCTGACCTGTGCAACCGGGGGCCTTGATACTCTGCTCAATCCACTTTCCAGATTCAAAGTCACAGGAGGATCCTCAGATGGCAAGGTTTACACTGTGGCAACTGTGGTTTCAGACACCGAGATCACCATCTCTGAGACCTTTGAGGCTAATGAAACTGCAACCATTACCCTGACCTTTCTCTGGACCACAGGACAAGCACAAGGGCAGGCAAACAGTGGATATGGTGCAGGCCAGTGGGGAGTTGGTCTCTACGGCAGAGACCAAACTGATGCCTCAATTGTAGTCCAGGCAGGCAGATGGTCATTGGATAACTGGGGGGAGGATGTTCTCGGAGTATTTAGGCAGGACGGCAGAGTGTTTCACTGGGATGCCTCAGGCGGATCCTATCCAAACAACGGGGCCCTGGTAACCAATGCACCAACTGGGAATCTCGGCATTTTGGTGACCCAGGAACGGATTGCCATGACCTTTGGAGCAGGAGGGAATACCCGGAAGGTTCAATGGAGTGATCAGGAAGATTTCACAACCTGGGCAGAATCAGCAACCGGAGAGGCAGGGAACTTTGAACTCCAGACCACAGGAGACATCCAGGTCGGGGTCAAGGTCAGAGACTCGATTCTGGTGATTACTGATGAGGACTGCCATGAACTCACCTTCCAGGGGCAACCCTTCATCTTCGGTAGAAGGAGAATCTCCGACACTGCTGGAGTGATCGGCCCTGATGCAGTGGCCTTGATTGAAAATGCAGCCTACTGGATGGGTGCAGGAGCCTTCTATGTTTACAATGGCGGATACATCGAGGTGATCAAGTGTGATGTTTTGGACTATGTTTACACCGATGTTGACACCAGAGTGGACTCCACCAAGTTTTCCCAGGTCGTAGCATCCGAGAATCGGAAATATTCAGAGGTCTGGTGGTATTATGCCAGCGAGTCAGGCAACGGAGAGAATGATCGATATGTAGCTTATTCCTACCGGGAAGGATGGTGGACAGTCGGAAAACTAGACCGACTTTCCTGGGATGAAAACAACCCTTGGGGGGATCCCTTCTCCACCGGATCTGATTATAAACTTTACCGAATGGAGCAACAAAGAACAGGAATCCAGCCCAGAGGGGGATCCGTCACTGATCCTGGTAACAACTATGGATCTAATGACCGCACCATGGCCTTCGGAGGAGCAAACACAACCGACACCATGGTGATTTATGCAGAGACTGGGGACATCCGCGTGGGTGATGGTTCCAAGCAGATTCATGGCCAGCAGGTTATTACTGACACAGATCGGGGTGACACCAATGCCCTCCAGATGAGGTTCTTTACTTCACAGACTCCAGATGGCACCGAAACCGATCAGGGATCAAGTGCATTGACCTCCTCAGGATATTCGGATGT